TCATTTGTCGATTTCAATTTTGTCCCATTCCCGTCCACGGCTGTCCCTATACCGCGCCGCCATTGAGTCTGATTTATGCCCGAGAAGACGTTGAGCAAACTTATCGCCAATCTGGTTCCGGTATAGCCTCGCTGACAGGCTACGCAGTTCATGGAATGTTGGCGGGTTTCCATCAAATGAGAGTCCAGATGCATTTCTCGCCTTTGTAAAATACTTTGATACTGTTTTCGGGGAAAGCGGATCGTGATGCTTTGATGCGATTATAGTTTCACTGCTGCTGGCCTCCCTGCATTTCTGTAGTGTATCAGCCAATGAGATATTGAGCGCGTCAATCGTTAGCGTTAGCGGAATGGCGAGTTTAGCCCCTGTTTTACTCTGTTCAATGTGAAGATGGTTGTCGTTTATGTCTGACCATTTCATTCTGCACAAATCGCCGACTCTCTGCCCTGTAACGACGGCCAAATCCATCGCCAGCCTTAGCCAGATAGGGAGAGGTTCGGCTGCATGGTAAATCTCGACATACTCATTAGCTGTCAGCCTTGAGCGCCTTACTTCTGACTTTGCTGTACGGGTTGCTGTTACCGGATTCGTTGCCACATGCCCCTCGGCTATTGCTTCACGAAAAACGTCAACAAGGGTTGACCTGATTAATTTTGCGGAAGCTGCTTTACCTTCTGCTACGTAGGTGTTTAGCATTGCTGCCACTTCTTTCGTTGATATGTCAGTGAGCGGTTTGTCCGGCAATTTTCTTCGGATTGCCCTGATTTTGCTGGTGTAGTCGAGTAGAGTTTTCGGCCTGATCCCCCTTTCGGTGAGGATTCTTTCATATCGGTCAAGCCACACATGAAGAGTGATTGCGTCACCGCCTTTAATTCTGTCTATCAGTGATTTGCGTCCGCTGTCTGAGAGTAACTCAATATTGGCCTGTATTGCTTCAGTAATTGCTATCCTCCTGTCTCTGCCTAATCCGAACTCTTTACCCGTCCTTGGGTCCCTGTAGCAGTAATATCCATTGTTTCTTATATAAAGGTTAGGGGGTAAATCCCGGCGCTCATGACTTCGCCTTCTTCCCATTTCTGATCCTCTTCAAAAGGCTACCTGTTACTGGTCGATTTAAGTCAACCTTTACCGCTGATTCGTGGAACAGATACTCTCTTCCATCCTTAACCGGTGGTGGGAATATCCTACACTCGCGTACCCATCGACGAACTGTTTCAAGGCTTCTTGGGCGTCGCTGGCGTGCGTTCCACTCCTGAAGTGTCAAGTACATCGCAAAGTCTCCGCAATTACACGCAAGAAAAAACCGCCATCAGGCGGCTTGGTGTTCTTTCAGTTCTTCAATTCGAATATTGGTTACGTCTGCATGTGCTATCTGCGCCCACAGCATCCAGTGGTCATAGCAGTCATTGATGTTCTCTGCTTCGATAACTCTGTTGAATGGTTCTCCATTCCATTCACCTGTGACTCGGAAGTGCATTTATCATCTCCATAAAACAAAACTCGCCGTAGCGAGTTCAGATAAAAGAAATCCCCGCGAGTGCGAGGATTGTTATTCATTGCCGATATTCACCTTTATCGCGAATACCTTTACCGGTTTATCGCCGAAGTGCGGATGCTTCGTTTATATCAATCCCACGCATTCTGACCGACGAATAAATAACTCTTCTCCGTTATGTATTGCGACATAGCCGTAAACAGTTTTATGCATCACATCGAACTCATCCCATACGGAAACTCCACACTCTGCTAATGAGCAATTCAAATAATTCCCCGGTTGCTTGCCGGTGTTATTAATGAGGCGAATCCTCATATCTTATTCACTTTTGGCTGCAAGGTGTAGCCACCACGGTAAGCTCCATCAGCATGGGCGAATTCATATACCTGTACACTATTACGATGCAGAAATAAAACATGCATATTTTTGATAGGCTATGTTAATGATTTTTAAATATTTATTGTTTTATCAAGAATGTCTGTAATACCCCTATTAACCCGTCACATATAAACAATTTATAAAAATTTTCTTAACGCTATCACATTATTTAATTTACCTTTCCCGATAGGTATATAGTTCATCATGTGCAACCTTGCGATTGCGATGTATTCCCATTTCTTTCTCTACGCGTATTGCTGCATTGCGTAATGCTCTTGAGGTCGCGACTTCTCTTGAACTTACATTTTTTAATGTAGCCGATTTAATGCAACGTTGAATTTGCCTCTGGATATACATCCGCTGGTCTGTCTGAGTCTCCTGACGATAATCCATCAGCACATCTTGCCAGCGAGCCGCAGCTCTGCGCCAAAGCCCTTTATTTTCAAGTTCTTCAGCTTTTTTATCTTTAACCATACAGTCTCCTATCACACTAAATATTAAATAATAACTATCAGGTTTATCAGATAGTTATTATTACAGTTAAGTATAGGGGCGGTAATAATAACCTAAGATGGTGGTGAAATTCAAGCCAGATGCCGTTATGCAACTCAACAGAAATAAGCTGTTGCTTTTTATCTCACTATTCATTTGTCTCATTTCCAGCCATACTCATTGTTCACACAACACAAAAGGCATAGAAATGACAGTGTATGGCATATCAGAAAACAGTATTGTTCACTTACGTGAAAAAAATGGATAATGGCTTGTGTTGCACATTATTAAAAATGGCGACATTATATATCACCTCAAAAATACAGACAAAGAAATGAACGTCACACTTCAGGATATTATCCCCAATAAATAATCAAATGAGCGTGGCGCACGATGCCCCGCGCTATTCTACTTATCACCCCAGCGGAAAATCGAAAACACAACCAGTGCCACCGCTATTGCAACTCCTACCGTTGCTAATGCTTCAGGCCAGCTCATTGATTCACCTCCTGCGGCGGTTCTGGTAGATGCATCCAGTGGGTTACACCGTCAATTGGTTCATCGTCGTCGTACTCCAATGCGGCTATATAGAACCCGTCACGACGAGAATAAGAAATCCCGGACATTACAATGCCATCCGAAACAACTATAATGTCACCCGTTTCTTCCGGCATTCGCTCACTACAGCTTATCCAACTATCCGGAGTTACCGGAGAGTTGCCGGGTTCTTTAATGTGCAAGCGAGGCTCACCATCTTTTGGTTCAGGCCACTGGCGCTCCATGTTGATCTTCAATTTATCTTCCATAGCAGCGGTAATTTCAGCATCGCTGATGCCAGCACGGCGCTGTGCATCCCACAACAGGAAATGCATATCAGCCCACTCGCTGAGATCGTCTGGTTCGGCTGCGGCTTCCAGAGCCTCTTTTGAGAGGTGTTTCAGTGGACCAATGGGGCCAACGCAGCCAAATGTGGAGTCAGACCATTTGGCATGCTCGTGGCGAATCAGTTCGCGTTCCAGTGATGCCAGTGCAATTCGTGCCAGTTCCTTAAGATTTTCGCTATATGGTGAAGTATTATCACGGTTGATTACGTGATTAGCTGTATCTATGAGAACTTGCTTTTGTTCTTCTCTGGTCATAGTGGTCATATCACATCACCCTGAAGCCGTTGCATTTACGTAAGAAATCGCAGATATAGCCCTTCATTTTTTCATGCCAATCTCGATCATTCCCATTGCACCAACCATCAGGTGGAGTCCAGTTTTCTATCAGAGCAGCCATTTTCTTTGCTTTCGCCGGAGTAGCTGTTGCGGTATCGCAGTAATGACGAGTGTCAACAAACTTATCCATGCCATCGATATCAAGTACGCAAAACCATGTGTGATTCGGCATTTCAACAGATGGTATTTGTTGCCCACGTCGACGTTTATCAATAAGACATACAGTCATGGTTCCACCTTCTCTATTTGCTTAAGACCGTCTCTCACTGCATTAAGTACGCGTTCCAGATACTGGTATTTCGGGTTTGGTACCGTTGGCCAGTCGGCATACCACGGATCATCACCAAAGAGATTCAGCAGTTTGTTACCGACGCCGAAACAACAGCAGCTTTCTTTTACGTCATCGGCGTTTTCCGCCTCGTCCCACATTTCGCGAGCCTGTACCGCGTCGATTTCTTTCTCTCTTCGTAACTTTATGATTTCTGACTTCACGAAAAGCAGATTTGCATCGTTGTCATCGTCGACCGTGCTTAGCAGTTGAGGGTCGAAATTGTCGATTAGATAGTCGTTGCTAACTCGCTTAATGAACGTCTGCACATCATCACCGCCCATAGCAAACCAAGCCGCAGTCCACGCCTTTCCGTAGCAGGTGATGGTGATTCTTCCCTTACCAGGTTCGTAGTTTTCAATCATCACTCGAACCGGATCTAGTCGCTCTGCACCGGTTATAACGAATGACAACACATCAATCTTTTCAACCGTTACACTCACTGGTTGCCTCCTTTGCGAAGCTGGTCGGCGAACTCGTTAAGTGATATGTAGCAATCTCCAAATGTTAACGAACCGCTCGACTGCATATGCTCCATAGCCATCTCCACGCCCTGCGCCCGTACTTCAGCCAAGAAAGCGTCGGTGGCTGTGGTTTCGATATCGTTAATTTCAGGAAGAATCTCTTCCCATGTAGCGATATCGCCATTCAAATGCCATCCGGCAATTCCACTGGAGTTATCCGCAACACTCCGAACGGCTTCAATAGTTTCATGCATTGCCGCATTCTCCGCCGCCAGCGCCGCGCACTTGGCCTCCGCTTCAGCAAATTTACGGACAAGATATTCAGCGTTTGTTTCGTTAACCTTTAAATCTCGTGGGATGCATTTACCTTTCAGAAATCCATCCATCTCAATTAGTGACATTTGTTTCATTTCTTCCCACTCCGCCACATCGCATTCAGATATTTGTTGTCATTAACAGAACCGAAACTCTTTCTTTTAAGCAATTCCTCTCTCGATGGAATTGGCTTTACGCGTTGACGAATAATCATTTCTGCCGGAAGAATGCCGGGATTGTATGCAAGTCCTCTCATGGTAAATTCCTCAGTCATTACTGATAGCGCCATAGCGTGAGCGGTAATTACGCAGGCGCGGGTCGATATATTCAGGGAAGTGGGTATATGTGGCTTTGCGGAATGGTCGGATTGATGTTTCGTTTATTCGGTCTTTTTCCTGTTTTTCTGCGAGTTGTATATCGCGTCGGTACTTCCGTTCTTCTTTTGTTTCTGGTGGCAGAGCAAGAAACGCGTCGAGATTATTCTTGATATTTTCCAGCACCTCCGATACGGAATTGCCGGAACAGCGGCGCGGGTCATCCGCACCATACAGAGGCGCTGGCATGTTTTTCTCCTGTTGATTATTTAGCTAACTTTTTCCAGATCGCTGAAACGTATTTGGCTTGGTGGGTGGCATCATCAAGCGCGTTGTGGCGAGTTCCTTTGAATGGCATATCTCGCTTAGGGTCGAATCCTATTACCTTTCCAAGCTCGACGATTGTTCTTACGTCGCGGTCATTCCACCACTGCCACGGAACTGGCTGCCCTGTCAGCGAATAACTGTTGCGGAGAATAACGCAGTCAAATGATGCTCCATTCCCCCAAACCTGAACGAATTTGTGGTTAGCGTTCTTTATGATGAATTCAGATAACCATGAAAGAGCCGTTGAAAGCTCCTGAGTGTTGCTGGTTAGCGTTTTTCTGGCTTCTTCACTCTGTTCCATCCACCATAAAATCGTTGAAGCGTCAGGACGCGCCCGGTATCGCATTGATGACTCGAGCGAGATATTTACCGAGAACTCTTCTCCTGTTTCTCCGGTATTCGGGTCAAAGAATACCGCCCCAATAGAAATAACTGGCGCGTATGGCCCGTTGCCCATTATTTCAAGGTCAACCATCAAGTGATTCATGTAAGTCCTTAAATTGCGTGAATAGCGTGACGAGGGAAGGGGAGAGTTACTGGTGCAAAGGGGATATCGTCGTCAAAATCCATAGGTGGTTCGCTGTGATTTCCCTGCTGCTGAGGTTGCTGTCTTTGTTGCTGACCGTTATTTTGCTGAGGTGAAGACTGTTCATTGCCTCCTTGCTTGCCACCAAGCATTTGCATGGTTCCACCAACGCCCACGATGACTTCGGTAGTGAACCGATCCTGTCCGCTTTGATCCTGCCATTTTCTTGTCCGCAATTTGCCTTCAAGATAAACCTCAGAGCCTTTTCGCAGATATTCGCTGGCAATTTCTGCCAGTTTCCCGCTCATTACCACACGGTGCCACTCCGTCTGCTCCTTTTGCTCTCCAGTTTGCTTATCACGCCATTGTTCTGACGTAGCAACTGTAAGGTTTGCAAATGCCGTTCCTGATGGTGAATATCTGATTTCTGGATCATGCCCAAGGCGACCAATAATGATCACCTTATTTACGCCTCTGATTGCCATTTATGCCGCCTGTTTTAGTTCGTTAGCTCTTATGTTCATTACCTGAACGCATTTAGCCTGCGCCTCCTCGTTTCCAGCCATTAATTGCCAGTCACGCTGATAGCGCTCGATGAGTTTTTTCTTGTCAGTTTCTGTCGCTGCATAATCGCTGAAGTCTTTCAGGATTTGTTCGCAGTCAACCGATGGAGATTTCTGGTTGGTATTTTCTGGGGATGGTTTGTTATCTGATGCTGGGATTGCCCATCCCGGCAGCGATGGAGGGAGCCAGTAAAATCCTGTTCCATCCTTCAGTTTTGCCCTGTGCCACCCCTGCTTTTTATCGAGAGATGTTTGTGCGAAACCTTCCTCAAGGTTATACAGATACCGACCGATTCCCCATTGAACGGCAGCACGCTTCATTGCACCGGAACGACCACCTTTGACGGCTTCTACCTGCGTGTTTTCAGCAGCATCCCATTTGGTTACCCATTCGGAATCAATCTTGATTGATATGCCGCATTCAACTCCGCCGTTGTTGGGAATATCGCGGTATTCATTGCGCCATCCTGCTTTGCCGCAAACATCGTCCAGGCGTTTCATGATTGCCCGGTTCGTGACATAAGCCAGCACCATAGCCCACACTTTGCCATCGCGTGTTTTACCGCTTTGCTGTATTCGCCATTCGATATCTTCAGGGCTGAATGGCTCATCGAATTTGTTCAAATCCATAATTCACCTCAGAATGGACACGGCCCAAGGAAATAACGCTGATTTAATACTTCAGCCTTTGCCGCGTTTAAAAATACGCGAACACCTTCACGATCTCCCTTCTGGCGATACATTAACGCCTGCTGCGTGTACATGCGTCTCTGTAACTTGCTCTCCTTCACTGTGGTTGCAAGTGACATGCATATCTCCTTCGTTACCGATTAATTCTTTCATCTGACGAATGAATTCTTCGTCTGACCAGTTATCTGTAAAACTCATGGACGGCCTTGTTGTTTCAAAATATCCCAAAGCTTTTCGAGCAAACTTTTCATTCTTGGTTGTTTAAAGTCTGCTCCGGTTAAAATATTTTTTCGTGAATGCTGTACCGATAAAATCGGGTTGAAAGGGCGAACCGATGCCGCCCCTGCAATAGCGAACTGTTGCATAGGATGCTCCTTCTGTTTGATTGCATAACGAAAACGCCTCGAATGAAGCGTTATTGGTATGCATATAAAAAGGCCCTCACACTGGAGGGCAAAGAAGATTTCCAATAATCAGAACAAGTCGGCTCCTGTTTAGTTACGAGCGACATTGCTCCGTGTATTCACTCGTTGGAATGAATACACAGTGCTTATTCGTCATGCATTTCAGGTAATTCTTCGTATTCGACTCCCCATACGTTTTTACACCAACTAACTCGCTCATATCTTTTACAAAAATCAGACCACATAACTTGTGTTCCATCATGGTTTGTTATTACTTCTGTAATATCACCAACACTAACAAAACTGGTATTAGAAGCAGTTATTTTTACTTTCATTACTTATCTCCAAGAGCATTTGCAGCCTCTTTTGCTTTGTGAATCCATAGCATAGCCATGTAGTACACAGCCTTTTCGTCGGCTCCTGTGATATCTTGCTCTGCCATCCATTTTGTAAATTCAACTGCGTTCATATTCACCTCTGTTGTTTATGCTAAAAATAAAGGCCGAATATTCGGCTTCATTCCTCAAACTTAATCTCTGCTATTTCCCGATCACCATCGCAAAACAGGTAAGATTCAGGGAACTGGTTTATAAATGAAATTATTCTTTCAATTTTAATTAGCGAATATTTCTGCTCTAATGGGTTATTCGGCTTAAACGAAGCACAGTCCAGAATCGCAGAATTGTATAAGATCCATTTGTGCATTTTTACCACCACTAGGTGTTAGTGGTGCCTCAGATAGTGGAACACCATATTTAGTAAGCCACAAATGAGGCCACTTCATTTGTATCTCTTTTTCATGCTGACATGCTCTTTCAAAATCAGATGGTACGTTATTTTTCATATAAAGCCACAGATCATCATCTCTGTTAGGGCACATCCAGCAAAGCGAGGCAGGTGGTGTAGGAAGACCATAATCCTCGACACATTGAATTGCCATCTGTTTAGTCATTAGCATTTCAATAAGTGGATAGCGCCTCTGCCACTTGCCAGTTGGGTATTTCGCTCTTCGTTTAGCCTCTTCAATGCTTATCCCCATCCAACTATCCACTCCTCTTGCTGTAAGATACTTCTCTCCATATCTTTCATTTAAAAATCTCTGAATAACTTCAGTTTTCCACTTTATAGAACAAAATGCTGGTTGCTTTCCAGCGCACATTCCTTTTGAATCCCTTCCATCGTATTCTGTGAAATATCCAGGTAGAGGAACGTCTGGATCAGGCCCATCAATGTCGTAGGTAGCAAATCTACTTTTAGGAACAATCAGGTAATCAACACCCATATCTTCACAAATAGGAGCTATATATTTTTTCTGATATTCAAATACATTACTTGCCTCACGTTCTGTATCTGACATAACGATAATGTCAGGCTTTGGAAGAACGCCAGCATGTACTAAGCAGATTATTGCGTTACTTTGAGTCCCACCACCGGAAGAAATAACATTTAGTCTTTCTGGATTATGCTTGAATTCTCTTCTTGGTATGAATTTACTTGTAAATCCTGGCATGTTATCTCCTTGTCTTTACAATTTGATAATCCTGACCTGTTTGTTTTGCGTATTGCTCAGCCTGTTCTTTTGTTTTGAAAGAGTTTCCGCAAACCCATCTACCGCAACTTCTGTATTGAATTTGGTAGCTCATATCTCACCCCTCATACAGTGGTTTGCTGCCTAATTTCATTTTCTGGCGACCAACACAAGTCACACCCATTTCACTGCGTGGCTTGCGGTAGTAAATACGGTTCTGTTTACGCTCGACTTCTTCTGCCTTCTTGCAGCGAAGGCTTCCGAGTGATGCTGCTTTATCTGCTCTGACGCAACCAGAGAGCTTTAGCGCAATTTTTCGCGCCAGTCGCTGCTCTTGCATTGCCTGTTCACGTTGAGCCTGTCTGCGTGCTCTGCGGCGATTTCTGGCGTTATCGTCAGCCAGATATGTAATGACTACTGTCATGTTGACCTCCGGGAAGGTACACATCCTTGTGTGTCGATGATTATTTGTTTTTGCGTTCCCACATCCAGTCATCTACTTCAGACCAGATAGTGAAACCGAAGCAGATGGCGAATGTGGTAACTAAACCACCGAGAATTGGGTTGGTCATGATGTCTAACATTTTCTGTTCCTCAGATGATTAGCTTTGGTGGTGTGGTAGGTGGGAGGCCCATTTCGACCCGCTTCGTCCGACTTCAATTCGGCAATAGTCCCGCAGGCCTCGCCGCTTTACGTGCGACATATTCCCGTCCATGAACCCTTCACCACACCCCAAAGCCAACTACTCTTTGGTTCCCGCATTTCGGCGGGACAATCCCATCAATGTTAAAGAGCCTGCCAATCTGTTCCGTTTGGCTACCAGCGTCCTGCTGATGGCTAAAGAATACTGTAGGTATTTTATTGTGTAAATACCCAAGGTATTTATTTTTGGTGAAATAATGATAAGCAAATGAATACAAAGGATATTTATTTTTTCGTCGTCTGCTTGTTCAGTGCTTTTTATGCGGGATATGTGAAGTTGATCCCGATAGCTATTGCTGCCGGGATTATGGGTTAGTCAGCGAAGGTTAAGACGAGAATTACCTTAATGATGTCTGCTACAACAGACACGGCCATAGATAAACCAAAGACGATCCAAGCCATAGAGATGTCTTCACTACCATCGTATAGGGTTCCGTAATCACTGGTGTAAGGCGTAAATGTCGCGCCTTGATACAATAGGTATAAGCTTGATCCATAGAGGATAAATGCAGATATCCCTTGTATTGCTATGACCACTAGAATCATGAAACGAGCTGTTCTATGCGCCCAAGCCTGGCTTATTTTTTCTGATATAGATTTCGCAATAAAAGCATGCGCTAAGCCGTAAATTGTTGAGATTGCCAACATCCCCAAAAAGCTTGCTATAGCGGTTCCAACCATAAGCGCCCCCTTGCGTGATCAAACCAGTCTGAGTTTTGTCTCAATTGCAACGCCTATAATCTTGCAGTTTCCATTGATTGGCACGAGAGGCCATGCAGGATTAAGTCCCTTGAGGTATTTATTTCCGCCGTCGATTATCAGCTTCTTGAATGTTGCTTCGTTAGAGTCAGAAAGTTTTGCTATGACCAAGCTGCCGTTGATCGCCTCCCTTCCGGTATCGAAAAGAACGAATGTTCCCTCTGGAATGCTTAACCCAACCGGTGCCGTCATTGAATCACCTTCCACCTTAAGCCAGAACGCATTACCTTGAATATGCGCGTCAGACTCAAGCCAAACATCTATGTCTTTAATGGTGTATGGTTCGCATGCTTCACACCACGAGCCAGCCTGGATACTGCTTAACACCGGATACCTCTTTCCTGCTCTGTATTCCCCTGCATACCTTACGTTGGCATCGCTCTTAAGGCTTTCTGCCTGTTCTGCAACCTTGGCAGCAATTGACTGGCTAAAATCAGCAATTGAGACTTGCAACAATCGTGCAAAACCAGATGCAACCTCAACGTTTAGCGCATTTCTGCCATTAAGATAATGCCCTACCGCTCCTTGGGTGATACCCAGTTCATCAGCGATTGAGTATTGGGTTATTCCCAATTCTTTCTTTTTTGACTCATACAAAGCCTTAAGCCGCTTAGCGTCTTCCAGCTGTTCTGTCGTCAGTGATTTTTTATTTTCCATAGCTTAATTCTAATAGCTAAGGTACTTAAACTAAAAATACCCTGAGTATTGATTGCTTTGAATACCTGTAGTATTCTTTGTTCATGGTTAATAACGGAGAGTGCATATGATTCGAATGACACTTGCCGATTACGCCAAAATCCATGGACAGGCTAAAGCAGCCAGTGACTTTGGTGTAATCCAGTGCGCTATCAGCAAGGCCATTCTGGCAGGCCGTAACATCATGGTTACGGTAAAGCCTGATGGCAGTGTGATTGGAGAGGAAGTTCGTCCTTTCCCAAGCAACAAGAAAAACAAATAGTAACACCGCTCTTTAACAGTCATGGTCCTCATTCCCGCCGAAATGCGGGAATACAACGCGCATAAGTTGATGCGCATAACTTCTTATTAGTTAAGGAAATACTTACATATGCAACTTACAAGTACTCGCAAGAAAGCGAATGCAATTACAAGCAACATCCTGAATCGAATTGCTGTACGTGGTCAGCGAAAGGTTGCCGACGCGTTAGGGATTAATGAGTCACAAATTTCGCGATGGAAAGACAGCTTCATACCCAAAATGGGAATGCTTCTGGCTGTTCTTGAATGGGGTGTTGAAGACGAGGAGTTGGCGGAACTGGCTAAGAAAGTAGCCAGAATGCTGACAAAAGAAAAAGCCCCGAAGAACGGCGAATTCTTCGAGGCCTGATGTAGAAAGACTGGATCAATCCACAGGAGTAATTATGACAAAACGTCGTAAGAAATACCAGGAAAAAGAAGAGATTCGACACCCTGATTCACCTGAGGGATTAGTGGTAGCCGCAGCAAATAACAGGGCGTTCGCAGAGCGCCTTGTTGGTGTTTACAGGCTAGCCAAAGCAGGAGTGAAACATGGGCGTCGTTAAGTTAGCTGATTACAGGCCTCAACTGGAGGTCGTGGAGCATCGCGTGGCAGATACCGAAGATGGTTTCATGCGCGTTGCTAACGAGATTACCGACAGTCTGCTGATGGCTGATTTAACCGCCCGGCAGATGAAGGTGATGCTCGCTATCATGCGCAAGACATACGGATTCAATAAGCCGATGGATCGACTCACAAACACGCAGATAGCAGCCATGACAGGTATTCATCACACTCATGTTTGCGCTGCCAAGCGCCAGCTTATCGAGCGTAAATTCCTCATTGCTGATGGCGTGAAAATCGGAGTGAACAAGGTGGTTTCTCAGTGGATTAGCCAGGACAGCTTAACATTAGCTAAAACGGCTAATAAAACATTAGCCAAGTCGGCTAATGGGTATAAGCCAAGTCAGCTAAACACAAAAGACAATATACAAAAGACAATAAATACAAATACCCCCTTACCCCCTAACGGGGGTGGCGATGGGCAGGTTAAACCTGAACGTCGCAAGGCAGAACGAATCGACTACGAATCCTTCCTGAACGCCTACAACACCGAAGTCGGTGACAGACTTCCACACGCTGTTGCGGTCAACGAGAAACGCAAACGCCGCCTGAAGAAAATCATCCCGCAACTGAAAACGCCAAACGTGGACGGTTTCAGGGCGTATGTCAGGGCGTTTGTGCATCAGGCCAAGCCGTTTTACTTCGGAGACAACGACACGGGCTGGACGGCTGATTTTGATTACCTGCTGAGGGAAGATTCGTTAACGGGAGTTCGGGAAGGGAAGTTTGCAGACAGGGGGATTGCATGAGACAGGATATCGAAGCGAGCGTTATCGGTGGCCTGCTGATTGGTGGATTAACTCCAACTGCCAGTGACGTTCTGGCAACGCTTGAGCCGGAAGCGTTTTCAATTCCGCTCTACCGGAAAGCCTTCGAGGTTATCCGCAAGCAGGCGAGAAACAGAAACCTAATCGATGCGCTGATGGTTGCCGAGGCGTGCGGAGAGGAGCATTTCACGTCAATCCTGATGACCAGCAAAAACTGCCCGAGCGCCGCAAACCTGAAGGGATATGCCGGAATGGTCGCGGATAACTATCACCGCCGTCTGGTGCTGGAAATCATGGATGAAATGCGTGAACCAATTCAGAGCGGAACCATCGACGCATCGAGTCAGGCGATGGATGAGTTTGTAAAGCGTCTCTCAGCCATCAGAAAGCCCCGTGACGAGGTTAAACCGGTACGGTTAGGGGAAATCATCACTGACTACACTGACACGCTTGACAGGCGTCTGAGGAACGGAGAAGAGTCAGATACCCTGAAGACCGGAATCGAAGAACTTGATGCCATCACCGGAGGGATGAACGCAGAAGACCTTGTGATAATCGCTGCTCGTCCTGGTATGGGGAAAACCGAACTGGCGCTGAAGATTGCCGAAGGCGTTGCAAGCCGCGTTATTCCTGGTTCTGACGTCCGGCGCGGAGTGTTGATTTTCTCGATGGAAATGAGCGCATTGCAGATTGCAGAGCGAAGCATTGCCAACGCCGGGAGGATGTCGGTTAGCGTGCTGCGAAATCCTGCATCGATGGATGACGAAGGCTGGGCGCGTGTTGCTAACGGCATGAGTCAGCTTGCAGATTTGGATGTATGGGTAGTCGATGCCTCGCGGTTATCGGTCGAAGAAATACGCTCAATCGCAGAACGGCACAAACAGGAAAATCCAAACCTGTCACTCATCATGGTGGATTATCTTGGCCTGATTGAGAAGCCGAAAGCAGATCGCAACGACCTCGCAATTGCTCACATCTCAGGAAGCCTGAAGGCGATGGCGAAAGACCTGAAAACGCCTGTTATCTCCCTGAGTCAGCTTTCTCGCGATGTTGAGAAGCGACCAAACAAACGCCCGACAAACGCAGATTTGCGTGATTCAGGAAGCATTGAGCAGGACGCAGACTCAATCATCATGCTCTATCGGGAAGCGGTATATGACGAGAACAGTAGCGCCGCGCCATTTGCTGAAATCATCGTGACGAAAAACCGTTTTGGCTCGCTTGGTACGGTTTACCAGCGGTTCTGTAACGGACACTTTGTTGCATGTGACCAGGATGAAGCCAGACAGATTTGCACAGCATCAAATGCGCCTGCTGCGCGTGGCAGACGATATGCACAAGGGGCGGACGTATGACCATCTACATCACTGAGCTAATAACAGGGGCTATTTACACAGTAGCCCTTTTTTATTGGATTAAGAACGAGGGGGATCCTGATGGACACCGTTAACGGAATGTGTTCAGACGCACCGCGTGCCAAAAAATGTAAGTGCGGAAAATCACCGACAATATTCGACATGGAGAACGGGTGCCAAATCTACTGCGCTAACCACGCTGTTGTGGCGGCCGCGAATTATCGCAGTGCGGTAACGGAGTGGAATAACCTGAAATCTGTTAGAGAGGGAAGTCATGAAAAAACTAACCTTTGAAATTCGATCCCCAGCACATCAGCAAAACGCTATTCACGCAGTACAGCAAATCCTTCCAGACCCAACCAAACCAATCGTAGTAACCATTCAGGAACTCAACCGCAGCTTAGACCAGAATCGAAAGCTTTGGGCTTGCCTTGGTGACGTCTCGCGTCAGGTTGAATGGCATGGTCGCTGGCTGGATGCAGAAAGCTGGAAGTGTGTATTTACCGCAGCATTAAAGCAGCAGGACGTTGTTCCTAACCTTGCCGGGAATGGCTTTGTGGTAATAGGACAGTCAACCAGCAGGATGCGTGTAAGCGAATTTGCGGAGCTATTAGAGCTTATACAGGCATTCGGTACAGAACATGGCGTTAAGTGGTCAGACGAAGCGCGACTGGCTCTGGAGTGGAAAGCGAGATGGGGAGATAAAACTGAATGAACAAATACCGACTTATTTACGCAGATCCGCCTTGGCAATATCGCGACAAAGCCAACGATGGCAATCGCGGTGCTGGACATAAATACGATGTTATGAATGTTCAGGACATTTGCCGACTGCCAGTATGGGATTTAGCGGATCCAGAATCTTGCTTGTTAGCGATGTGGTGGGTGCCGACACAGCCAGCCGAAGCGCTAAAGGTAATTGAGGCGTGGGGATTCAGGTTGATGACTATGAAAGGCTTTACCTGGCACAAAACCAATAAGCACAAAGGCAACAGTGCGATCGGAATGGGGCATATGACCAGGGCAAATAGCGAGGATTGCTTGTTTGCTGTTCGAGGGCGGTTGCCTGAGAGAATGGACGCTTCCATATGCCAGCACTTTACCGCACCGAGAATGGAGCACAGTGCAAAACCACCGATCGTAAGAGACATGTTAGCTAAGTTGCTTGGCGACGTGCCGCGCTGTGAGTTATTTAGCCGCGACAAAGTGACCGGGTGGGATATGTGGGGCAATCAGTGCGACTCCGATTTTGAACTGGCTACCGGCATGGCGATTAAACCATGCAAAATGGTGATCGCATGAAGCACTGTTATCGATGTGGAGAGCGAAAGGAAGACGATCGCTTTCGACCCGGGCAACCTTACTGGAATCGATGGTGTCTCCGGTGTGAAAGAACACCAACAGGGGTGTTACCACTACCGCAGGAAAAGGAGGACGTGTGGCGAGACAGCGACGAAGCATTACTCAAATAGCGTTAGACAACCTGATTTTTACTCCTACCAAACGCACCAGATCCCGCAAGAAACCAATCCCCACAGAAAGCCAGGTAAAGACATTCGATTATGTCTACGGGCTGTTACAGGCCAAATGGAACCGCATGAGGAAAACAAGGTGATTGACCCAAATCGAAGTTACGAACAAGAAAGCGTCGAGCGAGCTTTAACGTGCGCTAACTGCGGTCAGAAGCTGCATGTGCTGGAAGTTCACGTGTGTGAGTACTGCTGCGCAGAACTGATGAGCGATCCGAATAGCTCAATGTACGAGGAAGAAGACGATGAATGAGTTAATAAATGGCAATGCTATCAAAATGACAAGCATTGAAATCGCTGAGTTGGTGGGTAAGCGTCATGACAATGTGAAACGTACCATCGAAACGCTGGCTAAAAATGGTGTTATCCGGCTTCCTCAAATTGAGGTTTCCGAAAGAATCAATAACTTAGGGTTCAATGTTCAGTACGAGCATTACGTCTTCGAAGGCGAACAAGGTAAGCGAGACAGTATTGTCGTTGTTGCCCAGTTGTCGCCGGAATTCACCGCTCGTCTTGTTGACCGTTGGCGAGAGCTTGAGGAAACTGCGGTTAATATCCCCAAAACGCTACCAGAAGCGTTGCGCCTTGCTGCTGATCTTGCTGAGCAGAAAATGCAACTGGAAAACCAGCTCGCAATTGCCGCACCTAAAGTTGAGTTTGCCGATCGCGTTGGCGAGGCCAGCGGAATTTTGATTGGAAACTTTGCAAAGGTTGTTGGAATTGGTCCAAACAAACTGTTTGCGTGGATGCGCGATCACAAAATCCTTATTGCTTCAGGTTCCCGGCGAAATGTGCCAATGCAGGAATATATGGATCGCGGCTATTTCACAGTAAAAGAAACAGCGGTCAACACAAATCACGGAATACAGATATCGTTCACCACAAAAATCACCGGGCGTGGTCAACAGTGGCTGACCAGAAAGCTGCACGATAACGGAATGCTGAAAGTAACAGGGGAGGCTGCTTAATGGCTAACCTACGCAAAGAAGCGCGCGGAAGAGAATGTCAGGTACGTATTTACGGCGTATGCAATGGCAACCCTGAAACTACAGTTCTGGCGCATTACCGGATGGCTGGAATTTGCGGAACTGGAATGAAGCCTGACGACCTGATCGGCGCATGGGCTTGTAGCGCGTGTCACGATGAAATCGACCGACGCACCCATAACCTCGACAACAAAGACGCCAGACTTTACCACCTCGAAGGCGTAATCAGGACGCAGGCGATACTGCTGAAGGAGGGGAAGATTAAGTCATGAACGAATATCAGTTTGTGCTTCCATACCCACCGTCGGTGAATACCTACTGGCGAAGACGGGGAAGCCAATACTACATCAGCGATAAAGGCCAGAAATACCGAAAAGACGTTCAGCAAATCATCCGCCAACTCAAGTTAGACATTTTCACCAAATCACGACTCCGCATCAAAGTCATCGCAGACGTTCCAGACTCTCGCCGCCGCGACCTCGACAACATCCTGAAAGGTTTACTCGACTCCCTTATCCACGCCGGATTTGCGGAAGACGACGAGCAATTCGATGACATTCGCGTAATTCGTGGTGTGAAAGTACCAGGCGGACGGCTTGGAATAAAAATCACCGAACTGGAGAACGCATGAACGCCACAATTCAAACGATACCAGAGCTTCTTATCCAGACACGAGGCAATCAGACCGAAGTGGCAAGGATGCTTTCCTGCGCAAGAGGAACAGTGCTCAAGTACAACCGAGACAGCAAAGGCGAGCGTCACGTAATAGTTAACGGCGTCCTGATGGTCAAACAGGGCAAGAGGGGAAGACGATGAGCATAAGAGAACTAAACCTCACCAAAGAACAGCACGAGTGGCTGAATGGCTGGCTTGAACTGTGGGGCGCATGGGTTTATTCAGGTCGTCTGGAAAAGCGCATGAGCAGCGTAATAGCGAAGTTCATGGAGAGCGTAGAGCCGGGAAGAATTATGACAAGGCCAATGTGCAATGATGATGACGGAATGTTGATTTCTCAGGTCGTCGATTCCGTCATGTACATTGACAAGAAAGCCTTTGGCATCCTCCTCAGCTACTACGCTCATGGATCTTCCAAGCATGCCATTGCATCTTACTATCATCGTGTCGCAAGACCTCGCAAGATGTTATGCCGTGGCGGCGGGCGTATTCAAAAACCATCGCTCGCAACCTGTCGCCGGGAAGTTGACGAAATCCTCAATGCTTCGTTGTTTATGATTTACCCGGTTCTGGATAGTGCGTTTAAAAACCGGAAACGTGTAGAGAAAATTAAACATGTAGCATAGAACGTGTTGACATCATTGAGCAAATGAGCAACACTATTCGCATAAGCTGCCGTTAGTGACTCTTAAGTTGCAACGGTGGCTTTTTTTGTTTGCACAACAGGTAAGAGCATTGAACCCGCAGACCTCGCGGAATTGGTGAAAGGTGCCGCGCAGTGCTCTTATCGTTGTGGTGAATACGCAGGCTGATGCGTTAATCAGGTGAACGAGACACCCGCCGGTCCGTGATATGGCACACCGTGCCGGTCATATCTGCCGCGGTTAGGTTTACGAGGATTTCGTAAAGCTGGTCTAGGGTGAAGCCGTGAAAGCGGAGGAAGTAAAACGAGGCGTCGGTACACGCCTATCGTCATTAAGTCGGAGTTCAGCACCGACCGCCACAACCCAAACTGGGCCGTAGCCACTGGCTATCCTGAATTCATCAGTGATAGTTATGCTGCGGACTTCTACACATGACCTTCGTGAAAGCGGGTGGCAAGAGGCTGCGCTAACAACCTCCTGCCGTTTTGCCCGTGCATATCGGTCACGAACAAATCTGATTACTAAACACAGTAGCCTGGATTTGTTCTATCAGTAATCGACCTTATTCCTAATTAAATAGAGCAAATCCCCTTATTGGGGGTAAGACATGAAGATGCCAGAAAAACATGACCTGTTAGCCGCCATTCTCGCGGCAAAGGAACAAGGCATCGGGGCAATCCTTGCGTTTGCAATGGCGTACCTTCGCGGCAGGTATAATGGTGGTGCGTTTACAAAAACAGTAATCGACGCAACGATGTGCGCCATTATCGCCTGGTTCATTCGTGACCTTCTCGACTTCGCCGGACTAAGTAGCAATCTCGCTTATATAACGAGCGTGTTCATCGGCTACATCGGTACTGACTCGATTGGTTCGCTTATCAAACGCTTCGCTGCTAAAAAAGCCGGAGTAGAAGATGGTGGAAATCAATAATCAACGTAAGGCGTTCCTCGATATGCTGGCGTGGTCAGAGGGAACAGATAACGGACGTCAGAAAACCAGAAATCATGGTTATGACGTCATTGTAGGTGGTGAGCTATTCACTGATTACTCCGATCACCCTCGCAAACTTGTCACGCTAAACCCAAAACTCAAATCAACAGCCGCCGGACGTTACCAGCTTCTTTCCCGTTGGTGGGATGCCTATCGCAAGCAGCTTGGCCTGAAAGACTTCTCTCCGAAAAGCCAGGACGCTGTGGCACTGCAGCAGATTAAGGAGCGTGGCGCTTTGCCGATGATTGATCGCGGTGATATCCGTCAGGCAATCGACCGTTGCAGCAATATCTGGGCTTCACTGCCGGGGGCTGGTTACGGTCAGTTCGAGCATAAGGTTGACAGCCTGATTGCAAAATTCAAAGAAGCTGGCGGAACGGTCAGAGAGATTGAGGTATGAGCAGAGTCACCGCGATTATCTCCGCTCTGGTTATCTGCATCATCGTCTGCCTGTCATGGGCTGTTAATCATTACCGTGATAACGCCATCGCCTATAAAGAGCAGCGCGACAAAGCCGCATCCATAATCGCTGACATGCAGAAGCGTCAACGTGATGTAGCAGAACTCGACGCCAGATACACAAAGGAGCTTGCTGATGCTAACGCGACTATCGAAAGTCTCCGTGCTGATGTTTCTGCTGGTCGCAAGCGCCTGCAAGTCGCCGCCACCTGTGCAAAGTCAACGACCGGAGCCAGCAGCATGGGCGATGGAGAAAGCCCAAGACTTACAGCAGATGCTGAACTCAATTATTACCGTCTCCGAAGTGGAATCGACAGGATAACCGCGCAGGTTAACTACCTGCAGGAATACATCAGGACGCAATGCCTGAAATAATTTTTTTGCAAATCACAAAGTCCATTTAATGAGCCTCGCGATGCGGGGCTTTTTGCAATAAATGCGTACCGCAACGCATGTTTTTTACACCGAACCTGCCCCTTTGGAATGGGCCTTTGAGGATACCAGTTAGTGCTGGCGAGCCTCGGTGGGCTGGTTTCCTATGCGGCAAAGGTTCATTTCAAATGGTAGGTAAACGTTATGAATATCGTGCCACTTAATTACAAAGGTGAACTTGTCAGTTTCAACACTGATGGTTGGATCAACGTCACAGGTGTTGCTGAGAGATTTGGGAAACGCATTGATAACTGGATGCGTTTGGCAGAAACGCTTGAATACGTTCGTGCTTTAGACGAAGCGTTGACCGGGAAAGAATCTCAAATTTTACATCCCTCACAATCGAGGTATGTAAAAACCAGCAAGGCACGAAAGGACAGGGGGGGTGGTACGTGGCTACATCCAAAACTTTCAGTTGCATTTGCCCGTTGGTGTGATGCTCGTTTTGCTGTGTGGTGCGACCTGCACATTGATAGTCTGCTTCGCGGTGAACTGACTGAGCAGCAGAAATATGAGCAAGCATGTCGCATTCGCGATGACCGGAAATCAAAAGCCAGCAATGGGGCAAGAGAGATGGCTCGCTGGCGATGGGATAAGCCGGTTATTGAAGCAAATGTCGAGTACTGGCGCGAGCAACTGCAGTTGACTCTCGATATCGCGTGCTGATGGCAAACGCAAAACTGCGTTATCGGGAAAATCAAAGCATTACGAGAACTGAGCAACGGCTATCCATTACAAAGCCCATCTACGGGTGGGCTTGATAATGAAACCGGAATTTATTCTGGGTAACCAGTTACGGCAGCACCACGAAACAACACAAGCCAGTAAGTGGGGAAATAACACTGGCAGCCACTGAAAGATGAACCTCCAGCCTTATGGCAAAAAAGATTCTTTGTGGTGGCGGACTGATGGAAAGACATCGGTTATTGCAGAGGCCATTCAATGAGTGGTCTCGACAATGGCTTATACCCTACACGGGATAACTTAACTGACATCCCTTTTAACGGATAAACGGAGCCAACAATAGCAGAGATTATTCCCATGACTGAAGAACAGAAATTCCAGTTAGAGATTTATAAACTGGTCATGAACCAGAACGCAGCAGCCGAGGAAGCATTTCAATTCATTGGTACTGACGAGCTGAAGCTTGAGCTATTCAAAATTCACTTCCAGTCAGGCGGCGCTAATTCAGATATCACGACCCGCACAATCGAAGCGGTGCGTAAATCGAAGGAAGCGTTAGACCTGTTCACTACCGGAACATGATGTGAGCCGCGTAATCAATTTGGGTAAGGAGAAGAAATTCCCAATTACTCAAGAGCTATATGAGCGGCTGGAAAGCGTCATTCATGATTACGATGGTGAAATCAGTTTATGTGAGGCGATTGGCACACTCGAATTGCTGAAGCAGTCACTGATTGAAGGCGCGAAAGAGTCCTCAACCTGAAATGACAACTAAGTGAGATGAATATGGCAGCACCAAAGGGCAACCGATTTTGGGAGGCCCGCAGTAGTCATGGGCGAAACCCTAAATTCGAATCGCCTGAGGCGCTGTGGGCTGCTTGTTGTGAATACTTCGAGTGGGTGGAAGCTAACCCGCTATGGGAGATGAAGGCGTTCTCGTATCAGGGTGAAGTGATACAAGAGCCTATCGCCAAGATGCGAGCGATGACCATTACCGGCCTCACTCTGTTCATTGATGTGACGCTTGAAACATGGCGCACATATCGCCTGCGAGAAGATTTATCTGAAGTCGTTACGCGAGCAGAACAGGTCATCTACGACCAGAAATTCTCTGGCGCTGCCGCTGACCTTCTCAACGCTAACATCATCGCCCGTGATTTGGGCCTCAAAGAGCAGTCGCAAGTTGAAGACGTGACACCTGATAAGGGAGATCGCGATAAGCGGCGCTCTCGTATCAAGGAGCTATTCAACCGTGGAACTGGACGCGATTCTTGATAACCTGAGCGACGAAGAGCAAATCGAATTGCTCGAGCTACTCGAAGAAGAAGATAACTACCGGAACACACACCTGCTATATGAATTTACGCCATACAGCAAACAGCGTGAGTTCATCGACGCCGGACATGACTATCCAGAGCGATGTTTTATGGCTGGTAACCAGCTTGGTAAGTCATTTACTGGTGCTGCTGAAGTCGCGTTTCACCTTACAGGGCGTTATCCGGGCACAAAAGGCTATCCTGCTGATGGTAAATATGGCGGTGAGTGGAAAGGTAAGCGTTTCTATGAGCCTGTTGTCTTCTGGATTGGCGGCGAGACAAACGAGACGGTAACCAAAACGACTCAACGCATCCTGTGCGGTCGTATTGAAGAGAATGATGAACCGGGCTACGGTTCAATACCGAAAGAGGACATCATTAGCTGGAAGAAGTCTCCTTTCTTTCCGAACCTTGTTGATCATCTTCTGGTTAAGCATCACACGGCTGATGGCGTTGAAGATGGCATTTCAATCTGCTACTTCAAGCCATACTCGCAAGGCCGTGCTCGCTGGCAGGGTGACACAATCCACGGCGTGTGGTTTGACGAAGAGCCACCATACAGCATTTATGGCGAAGGTCTTACCCGTACCAACAAATACGGGCAATTCTCAATTCTGACGTTTACCCCGCTGATGGGGATGTCTGACGTTGTTACCAAGTTCCTGAAGAATCCCAGCAAGTCGCAGAAAGTGGTCAACATGACCATCTATGACGCTGAGCACTACACCGACGAGCAGAAAGAGCAAATCATCGCATCCTATCCTGAGCATGAGAGAGAGGCGCGTGCTCGCGGTATTCCTACGATGGGTAGCGGGCGAATCTTCCAGATACCGGAAGAGACGATTAAGTGTCAGCCGTTTGAGTGCCCTGATCACTTCTACGTAATTGGCGGGATGGATTTCGGATGGGATCACCCGCAGGCGCAGGTTCAGCTTTGGTGGGATAAGGACGCAGACACAATATACGTTTCACGCGTGTGGAAGGCGAAAGAAAAGACAGCCGTTCAGGCGTGGGGAGCTGTTAAATCATGGGCGCATAAAGTGCCAACCGCATGGCCTCATGACGGAAACCAGCATGAGAAGGGCGGTGGTGAGCAGCTCAAAGGGCAGTATGCAGACGCTGGATTTATGATGTTGCAGGAGCATGCGACATGGCCTGATGGCGGTAATGCTGTTGAGCCTGGCATCACTGAATTGCGAGACATGATGCTCGATGGTCGCTTCAAAGTATTCAACACCTGTGAGCCATTCTTTGAGGAGTTCCGCCTCTATCACCGTGATGAAAACGGGAAGATCGTCAAGCTTAACGACGACGTGCTATCCGCCGTTCGCTATGCATACATGATGCGCCGCTTCGCAAAAATGATGCGCGACATCAAAAAACCAAAAGAGAAAAAGATACCAGCCCCAATCAGGCCCATCGCACGGAGAACTTAAATGGCCGACGAAAACAGACTCAATTCCATTCTGTGTAAGTTTGACGCAGACTGGATGGCGAGCGATGAAGCCAGAACCGAGGCGACAAATGACCTGTATTTTAGCCGAGTGTCGCAATGGGATGACTGGCTATCAAACTACACCACCCTGCAGTATCGCGGACAATTCGATGTTGTCCGCCCGGTTGTCAGGAAGTTGGTCGCAGAGATGCGCCGGAACCCTATCGACGTTCTCTTCCGACCAAAAGACGGTGCTAATCCTGATGCTGCCGATGTGCTGATGGGGATGTATCGTACTGATATGCGCCATAACACGGCAAAAATTGCCGTTAACGTTGGCGTTCGTGAGCAGATAGAGTCCGGCGTTGGTGCATGGCGTCTGGTCACGCAGTACGAAGACAACGATCCAACAAGCAACAATCAGGTAATCCGACGCCTGCCAATCCATGAGGCCTGCTCACACGTCATATGGGACGCAAACAGCAAGCAGATGGATAAGAGCGACGCTAAGCACTGCACGGTGATTAACGCTTTGTCACGTAATGGCTGGAAAGAGTTCGCAGAGGATTACGGTATTGATCCTGACACGCTGCCATCTTTCCAGAATCCGAACGATACATGGCTGTTTCCGTGGGTATCGAATGATGTCGTCTACGTCGCTGAGTATTACGAGGTCGAAGAGAAGAAAGAGAAGGTCTTCATCTACCGCGACCCGCTGACAGGTGAGCCGGTCAGCTATTACCAGCAAGATATCAAAGACGTCATCGACGACCTGGCTAATCGTGGATTCATTAAGGTAGCAGAGCGCAAGGTGAAGCGTCGGCGTGTGTATAAGTCGATCATCACTTGCACGCAGATACTGAAAGACCGCGAGAAGATAGCCGGAGAGCATATTCCAATCGTTCCAGTGTATGGCGAATGGTCATTCGCTGGTGACAAGGAGTGCTACGAAGGAGTGGTAAGGCTGACGAAAGACGGTCAGCGCCTTCGTAACATGATCATGTCATTCAACGCCGATATTGTTGCTCGTTCACCGAAGAAGAAACCGATCTTCTTCCCTGAGCAAATCGAAGGCTACGAATACATGTACGGTGGAAATGATGACTATCCGTACTATCTGCAGAACAAGACCGATGAAAACGGTAACGACCTGCCGATTGGTCCAATCTCCTACATGGAAAACCCTGAAGTGCCGCAAGCCAACGCTTACATGCTTGAGGCTGCCACCAACGCAGTGAAAGAGGTGGCTAGTCTTGGCGTTGATGCGCAGGCGGCAAATGGTCAGGTCGCTTTCGATACCGTCAATCAACTGAACATGCGGGCAGACCTTGAGACATACGTGTTTCAGGATAACCTGGCTACCGCAATGCGACGTGATGGCGAGATTTATGCCTCAATGGTCAACGATATTTATGACGTTCCTCGCCATGTAACGCTGACTCTTGAAGACGGAAGCGAGAAAGACGTTCAACTCTACGCGCAAGTTGTAGATTACCAGTCCGGTAATGTGGTCACACTCAACGACATTCGCGGTCGCTATGAGTGCTATACAGATGTTGGACCATCCTTCCAGAGTATGAAGGAACAGAACCGCGCAGAGATTCAGGAGTTACTCACCAAGGTTCCACAAGGTACTCCAGAGTTCCAGATGCTGATGCTGCAATACTTCACGCTGCTTGACGGTAAAGGCGTCGAGATGATGCGAGAGTACGCGAACAAGCAACTGGTGATGATGGGGCTGAAGAAACCAGAAACACCTGAAGAGATGGAGATGGTACAGCAGGCTCAACAGCAGCCGCAGCAGCCATCAGCAGAGCAAATTCAGGCGCAGGGTATCCTTCTGCAAGGTCAGGCTGAATTGCTCAAGGCAGAGAACCAACAGGCGCAGATTCAGGTTGAAGCTGCCAAGGTTGAAGCACAAAACCAACTCAACGCCGCGAAGATTGCGGAAATCTTCAACAATATGGACCTCGACAAGCAGGCAGAACTGCGTGAGTACCTCAAGCTCGTAGGTCAATTCCAGCAACAGCGCAGCAAAGATGCTCGTGCTAACGCTGAGCTGCTTCTTAAAGATGCAGACCAGACTCATTCACAACGCATGGATTTCGCGAATCTTATGCGTCAAGTTCAAATCCCCTCCGGCGGAGTAGCCGAGACACCTCAATAAGAGAGAGTTAACCATGGACCAAACCACCGACATTCAGGCTTCTGAAGAATTAACCCTGCCCGGCAATCATGCAGCGGCATCTGCTGATGGCTTCGTTGTCGATAATGCCAACGACATCGCAGGTCAGGAAGAAGGCTTCGAGATTGTCCTGAAAGACGATGAGAAACCAAAACAAGACCCGGCAACTAATGCTGAATTTGCCCGTCGCCGCATCGAACGCAAACGCCAGCGTGAGCTTGAGCAGCAGATGGAAGCGGTTAAGCGTGGAGAGTTGCCGGAGCACCTGCGGGTGAACCCTGAGTTACCAAAACAACCAGACCCTAACGATTATCTTTCCGAAGACGCACTGGCTAAGTACGACTATGACCAGAGCCGCGCACTGGCTGCCTTCCAGCAGGCAAACAGTGAATGGCAGATCAAGGCTATGGACGCACGAAGCCAGGCTGTCGCCGAGCAGGGCCGCAAAACTCAGGAGTTCACCCAGCAATCAGCGCAATACGTCGAGGCAGCCCGTAAGCACTACGACGCAGCGGAAAAGCTCAATATCCCTGACTATCAGGAGAAAGAGGACGCATTCATGCAACTGGTGCCGCCAGCAGTCGGTGCCGATATCATGCGTCTCTTCCCGGAGAAATCCGCTGCTCTCATGTATCACCTTGGTGCTAATCCTGAGAAAACACGCCAGTTGCTGGCGATGGACGGGCAATCCGCGCTGATTGAACTCACTCGACTGTCAGAACGTTTAACTCTCAAGCCTCGAGCCAAGCCTGTTTCAGAAGCCCCGTTACCTGATGAACCCATTCAGGGACACGCTGTTGCTGCAAATATCTCTGCGATTGAAAAGCAGATGGAAGCGGCAGCAAACAAAGGGGATGTAGAGACGTACCGCAAGCTCAAGGCGCAACTGAATAAAGGAATTCGATAATGGCATTAAATGAAGGTCAACTGGTCACGTATGCTCTGGATGAAATCATCGAAACCGTCCAGAACCTGACGCCAATGGCGTCCAAAGTGACAAAATACACCCCTCCGGCAGAATCCATGCAGCGTTCAAGCAACACCGTGTGGATGCCTGTTGAGCAGGAAGCGCCAACCCAGACTGGCTGGGATTTAACTGACAACGCAACCGGGATTCTGGAACTCTCCGTGAAATGCAACATTGGCGACCCGGATAACGATTTTTTCGAGCTTCGTGCAGATGACCTGCGTGATGAGCGTTCTTACCGTCGCCGCATCCAGGCATCCGCCAAAAAACTGGCGAATAACATTGAGTCAGCGATTGCCAAACAGGCAACTGAAATGGGCTCGCTTGTTGTTCACGATACCCGCGCAATTGGTCCATCTACTGGCCTGTCTGGCTGGGATTTTGTGTCTGATGCAGAGCGCCTGATGTTCTCCCGTGAGCTAAACCGCGATATGGGCATCAGTTACTTCCTGAACCCTGACGATTACCGCAAAGCAGGCCGCAACCTGGTAGATGGTGACATCTTTGGGCGCGTTCCTGAAGAAGCGTATCGTAACGGTACTATTCAGCGTCAGATTGCTGGCTTTGATGAAATTCTTCGCTCACCGAAACTTCCGGCAGTTACCAAGTCAACCGCTACTGGTGTAACTGTTTCTGGTGCGCAGAAGTTTAAGCCGCAGGCATACACCCTTGATACCGATGGTAACAAAGAGAACGTCGACAACCGTGTTGCAACGGTGACCGTATCATCTACCACCGGATTTAAGCGCGGCGACAAAATCAGCTTCACTGGTGTGAAATTCCTATCTCAGATGGCGAAGAACGTGCTGACTGATGATGCTACTTTCTCAATCACCCGAGTGATCGATAGTACTCACATCGAAATCACGCCGAAGCCGATTGCGCTGGATGACGCGTCACTGACAAAAGAAGAGAAGGCTTACGCTAACGTAAACACCTCTCTTGCTGATACCACTCCGGTAAACGTTCTGAACGTGGCAACAACCACCGCTAACGTGTTCTGGGCTGATGACTCAATCCGTCTGCTGTCTCAGCCGATCCCGGTAACCCATGAACTGTTTGCTGGCATGAAAACGTCTTCCTTCAGCATTCCTGGTATTGGTGTTAACGGCATCTTCGCAACGCAGGGTGATATCAACACTCTGTCTGGTAAGTGCCGTATTGCTGTGTGGTATTCAGCATGTGCTGTACGACCAGAGGCAATTGGTGTTGGTCTGCCTAATCAGACCGCGTGATAACCAGAGGGAGCTTCGGCTCCCTTTTTATCTGGAGACAAGCATGACACACATGATCTTTCGTCATGGAGACATGAAGAAATGGAAAGGCGTTGGATACGACTTTGAAATCGTGAAAGCCGAAGAGCTTCAGGAATATCTGGATGCTGGCTGGTTTTCACATCCTGATGACCTTTTGAAGGATGTTGCAGAGCCAGAGCTAGAAGAAAAACAGCGTAAAAAGCCTGGTCGAAAACCTAAGGCGGCAGCAGATGAACCTGACAACGAAGGGTGATTTAGTCCTTGCAGCATTACGTAAGCTCGGTGTTGCATCAAATGCCACGTTAACCGATGTCGAACCGCAGTCTATGGAAGACGGCGTCAACGACCTTGAAATGATGATGGCTGAATGGCTTGGCGGTGATGTGTCACCTGGTATCAACGTTGGCTACATTTTTGCTGATGCAGATGTCGCTCCGGATCCGGGCGATGAGCACGGTTTATCAAATAACGCTATCAATGCCGTCATTTTCAACCTTGCCTGCCGCATTGCTCCGGATTATGCGCTGGAATCGTCAGCAAAACTTATAACCACTGCCAGATACGGGAAAGAGCGACTCGTCAAACTGTCTGCAATGGACAGAGCAAAAGCCGCTAAATGTAAGTCCGGTTATCCAAACCGTATGCCTGTTGGTAGCGGTAATCAGTTGGCGAAGTGGAACGGTTGGAATTACTTCCACCGAAAGGAACCTTGTGATAACGGGAGCGAATAAATGCCGATTCAGCAACTTCCGCTTATGAAAGGTGTCGGCAAAGACTTTCGAAACGCTGACTATATCGACTATTTGCCAGTGAATATGCTGGCTACACCCAAAGAAATCCTCAACAGCAGCGGATATCTTCGCTCATTCCCGGGCATTGCCAAACGTTCTGATGTGAACGGCGTATCGCGCGGCGTCGAGTACAACATGGCGCAGAATGCTGTTTATCGTGTGTGTGGTGGCAAGCTGTACAAAGGCGAAAGTGAAGTCGGTGACGTCGCCGGAAGTGGTCGTGTATCAATGGCGCATGGTCGGACATCACAGGCGGTAGGTGTTAATGGTCAACTGGTCGAGTATCGCTATGATGGCACGGTTAAAACCGTCTCAAACTGGCCTACAGACAGCGGATTCACGCAGTATGAGTTAGGCTCAGTCCGCGATATTACGCGCTTACGTGGGCGTTATGCGTGGTCAAAAGACGGCACTGATTCATGGTTTATCACTGACCTTGAAGACGAATCGCATCCTGACCGTTACAGCGCACAATATCGTGCCGAGTCTCAGCCGGACGGCATCATCGGTATCGGGACATGGCGAGACTTCATCGTCTGCTTTGGTTCATCGACTATTGAATATTTCTCCCTGACTGGCGCAACCACCGTTGGTGCTGCTTTGTATGTCGCACAGCCATCACTGATGGTGCAAAAAGGCATCGCCGGGACTTACTGCAAAACGCCGTTTGCTGATTCGTATGCGTTCATCAGCAATCCGGCAACGGGTGCGCCGTCTGTGTATATCATCGGCTCCGGTCAGGTGTCACCAATTGCCAGCGCGAGCATTGAGAAAATCCTCCGCTCCTACACTGCTGATGAACTGGCTGATGGTGTGATGGAATCGCTGCGGTTTGATGCTCATGAGTTGCTGATTATCCACCTTCCTCACCATGTTCTCGTGTACGACGCATCTTCAAGCGCCAATGGTCCGCAATGGTGTGTACTGAAAACAGGCTTGTATGACGATGTGTACCGCGCTATCGACTTCATTTACGAAGGAAATCAGATAACGTGCGGCGATAAGCTGGAATCGGTGACCGGGAAATTGCAGTTCGATATCAGCAGCCAGTACGACAAGCAGCAGGAACACCTGCTGTTTACTCCGTTGTTCAAAGCGGATAACGCCAGAGTGTTTGACTTTGAGGTTGAATCGTCAACTGGCGTTGCGCAGTACGCCGACCGCCTTTTTCTCTCTGCAACCACTGACGGCATCAATTACGGGCGTGAGCAGATGATTGAGCAGAATGAACCGTTCGTTTACGACAAACGCGTTTTGTGGAAGCGCGTCGGGCGAATAAGGAAAAATGTCGGCTTCAAATTGCGCGTTATCACTAAGTCACCTGTCACTCTGTCAGGCTGCCAGATAAGGATCGAGTAATGGCTGATTCGAATCTCAATGAGCCGGTAATCATTCAGGCTACACGACTCGACACATCAGTCCTTCCACGCAATATCTTCTCGCAGTCATATCTGCTGTACGTTATCGCACAGGGTGCTGATGTTGGTAACGTGGCTAACAAGGCCAACGAAGCAGGGAAGGGGGCTTATGATGCACAGGTGAAGAATGATGAGCAGGATGTCACCCTTGCAGACCATGAATCAAGAATTGCTGCTGCTGAAGCAATTCTCGTCAATCATGAACATAGAATCGCAGCAGCGGAAAGCACTCTTGCAGATCATGAAACAAGGATTACGGCTGCCGAAACAGAGCTGGCTGATCACGAGACGCGAATTGCTGCCAATGAATCTGAGTTAGCAAACCATGATGCGCGAATAACTCAGAATACAACCGATATCAACGCACTTGATACCAGGCTCACAGCGGCAGAGGGAAGTATTTCGACGCTACAAAGCACAGTTGGTGATCACTCAACAAGAATATCTGCGCTTGAGTATGCCACCACGCGCAAGAAATCAGAGGTTGTTTACTCAGGAGTATCGGTAACCATTCCAACAGCGCCGACCAACCTTGTTAGCCTGCTGAAAACGCTCACGCCGTCATCCGGGACGTTGGCACCATTCTTCGATACTGATAACAACAAGATGGTTGTTTTCAACGAGAACAAAACCCTGTTCTTCAAGCTGTCGATTGTCGGGACGTGGCCCAGCGGAACCGCAAACAGGTCAATGCAGCTAACCTTTTCCGGATCTGTTCCTGACACACTGGTAAGCAGTCGCAACTCGGCGACAACAACCGATAACATCCTGTTAGCTACGTTCTTCAGCGTGGATAAAGACGGCTTTCTTGCCACAAATGGCAGTACGTTAACCATCCAGTCAAATGGGGCGGCGTTTACTGCCACAACCATCAAGATAATCGCGGAGCAGTGATGATTCAGTTCAAACCAACGCGAAACATCGACCTGATAGAAGCAGTCGGAAATCACCCTGACATTATTGCCGGGAGCAACAACGGTGATGGATACGACTACAAACCTGATTGCCGTTACTTTGAGGTGAACGTGCACGGGCAGTTCGGCGGCATTGTTTACTATCAGGAGATTCAGCCGCTGACATTCGATTGCCACGCCATGTACCTGCCAGAGATTCGCGGCTTCAGCAAGGAAATCGGGCTGGCGTTCTGGCGATACATTCTGACTAACACCACCGTTCAGTGCGTCACATCGTTCGCTGCGCGCAAATTCCGCCACGGTCAGATGTATTGCGCAATGATTGGCCTTAAGCGTGTAGGAACCATCAAGAAATACTTCAAAGGCGTGGATGACGTGACGTTTTACAGCGCGACACGCGAAGAACTAATCGACTTCCTGAATCACAGGAGATAGCCATGTTATATGCATTTAAGCTGGGCAGAAAGCTGCGCGGCGAGGAACCTTATTGCCCTGAAAAAGGCGGCAAAGGTGGCAGTTCTGATAAAAGCGCAAAGTATGCAGCAGAAGCTCAGAAGTATGCCGCAGACCTGCAAAATCAGCAGTGGCAGACGATCATGAAAAACCTTGCTCCGTTCACGCCTCTTGCGGAGCAGTATGTTAACCAGCTTCAGAACCTTTCCAGTTTAGAAGGTCAGGGGCAGGCACTTAATCAGTATTACAACTCTCAGCAGTATAAAGACCTTGCAGGTCAGACTCGTTACCAGAGTCTTGCTGCTGCGGAGGCTACGGGAGGACTTGGTTCGACAGCCACAAGCAATCAACTGGCTACGATCGCGCCGACTCTCGGTCAGTCTTGGTTATCAAACCAGATGAGCAATTACAACAATCTGGCAAACGTTGGGCTTGGTGCTCTGCAAGGTCAGGCAAACGCCGGGCAGACGTACGCCAACAACATGAGCAGCATTGCACAGCAAAGCGCAGCTCTTGCCGCTGCTAATGCTAACAAACCATCAAGTCTTCAGACAGCAATTAGCGGCGGAACGTCCGGTGCGATTGCCGGTGCAGGTCTTGCCAGCCTTTTGGGAACATCAACACCTTGGGGTGCTGGCATTGGTGCTGGTATCGGATTGCTTGGCTCGTTGTTTTAAGGGGTAATCATGGCTACTTGGCAAGGATCAAATGGCGGATTGTTGGCTGGTATCGGCGGCGTCAACTCAAACGCTCCGAGCGTAAATGACATCGGCAATACGCTTCAGCTTATCAGGCAGAACAATGATATTGAGCGTTCAGGCGCTAACAATGTTGGGCTGACTGCTTTGCAAGGCCTTTCAGGTATTGCGGGGGTGTTTCAGCAGGAAAAGCAGACTCAGCGGCAGAAAGAATTTCAGCAGGCGTACGCTAATGCTTATGCGTCTGGTGATCGCGGTGCTTTGCGTCAGTTGGCTACTCAATATCCAGACCAGATTGAATCCGTTCGTAAAGGCATGGGATTCATTGATGAAGACCAGCGTAATTCTATCGGCACCTTAGCGGCTGGCGCACGCCTTGCGTCATCGTCTCCAGAAGCAATGCAATCATGGCTGCAAAACAACGCCAAGGAACTGACTCGCGTCGGTGTTGACCCTAACAGCGTTGCTCAGATGTATCAGCAGAATCCTTCAGGATTTGGTGAGTTTGTTGATCACCTTGGAATGGCTGCTCTTGGCCCGATTGACTACTTCAATGTTCAGGACAAGATGGCTGGTCGTGAAATTGACCGAGGCAGGCTGGCAGAGACAATCCGCAGCAATCAGGCTGGAGAAGCACTAACAGCGCGTGGTCAGGACATCCAGATACGTGGACAGAACATCAGCGCACAGAATTCTGCTCTTTCCCGCGAAATACAAAGAGCAGAATTACAAGAAAAGGCTCTGGACAGACAGATATCCAGAGAAAGCAATCAGTTAAAGCTTGAAGAGCTAAAACAGAAACAGGCAGATGTTCGGCAAAAGGCTGACATAGCCCGCGCTGACAGGCAGGCCGCCGCTCAGGGTGCAGTTGATACGTTCAGCACCGCGCTTGATTCTCTCAACGAGATAGAGCAAAGCCCCGGCCTTTCAAAAGCAGTAGGAATTCGCTCAGCGTTTCCGACAGTTCCTGGCTCTGATGCGGCTAACTTTGAAGCAAGGCTCGACACCTTTAAAGCTCAAACATTCCTTCCTATGGTGCAGTCCCTGAAGGGTATGGGCGCTCTTTCAGATGCTGAGGGTAAAAAATTATCCGATGCGGTTGGTGCCCTAAGCCCCAAAATGAGTGAAAAGGCTTTTCGTGACTCTATCGGAAAGATTAGAAATCAGCTTGAAAGCAAGTTGAGCACTGTTAAAAAACAGTTTGATTATCAGGAGCCAGTACAGAATATGCCAGGGCAACAATCTACTACTGGCAGTAACTTTTCTTCACTATGGGGTGATTAATGGCTAAAGCATGGAAAGATGTTATCGCCTCTCCACAGTATCAGGCGTTAGCACCAGAACAAAAAGCGCAGGCTCAGGAGCAATACTTCAATGAAGTCGTGGCCCCGCAAGCCGGAGAAAATGCAGAGCAGGCTAAGCAAGCTTTCTATGCTGCCTATCCATTGCCATCTGTGCAGCCAGTGGAGACACAACAACCAGTAGCACAGCAACAACCACAGCAAAGTGGATTTATGTCTGATCTTGGTGAAGCAGTAAAAGAGACTGGTCGCGGACTGGTGCAGGCTGGCGTGAACGTGGCAAACATACCTGCATCAGTTGCCGATGCTGTAACAAGCGCGGCGGCTTGGGCTGGCGGTAAACTCGGTATTGGCGATGGTACATATCAACCAGCACCACGAGTAACAACGCAGGGATTAGAGCAGGACTTTGGCCTTCAGCAAGGTGCGCTGACTCCACAAACGACAGAGGGAAGGGTATTTGCTGAAGCATTGCCTTATCTCACTCCTGCTGGCGTTGAGAGAGCGGCGGTACAGGCACCAACACTTGCTGGTCGAATTGCTCAGGGGGCAACTCGCCTTCTAGCAGAAAACGCAGTTGGATCACTTGCTGCAAATAGTGCGAAAGATGATGCGGAAGCACTCGCCACCGATTTAGGCGTTGGTGTACTTGCTGGCGGTGCTATTAACGCTGCCGGACGTGGATTAGGTGCTGCTTATCGTGGCGTTCGTGGTGCTATCGCGCCAGAAGCGCAGCAGGCTATCAGATTTGCAGAGCGTGAAGGAGTTCCTCTGCACACCACAGACCTGTTACAACCAACTTCCCGCGTCGGAAAAATGGCGCAGACTACAGCAGAAAATATCCCTCTGGCTGGCACAAGCGGAATGAGAGCAACGCAACAGGAAGCGAGAAGCCAGTTGGTGCAGAGATTTGCTGATAAATTCGGTGAGTATGATCCAGCGGTTGTTATTGACAGCCTTAAAGCGAAAACATCAGGAATTCGTCGTGCTGCATGGAATCGTCTTGAGCAGGTTCAGAATGCAATGGCGGGAGTCAATATCCAGCCTGCGCGAGCAATTCAGCAGATTGATACTGAGATATCTAATCTGCAGAAGCTTGGTAAGGTAGCTGATAACGAGACAATTTCAAAACTTCAGTCATATCGTGATGAGCTTGTTCGCAATGCTGGACCTGATGGTCCGGTAAATCTGGATTTGAAGCAATTAAGCGACCTGCGCAGCCAGTTCAGAATGGACGTGAAGGGTGAGCGACCAGTGTTACCAAACCGTTCCGATGCTGCCATTCAGCGCGTTTACAAGGCAATGACTGACGATATCAATGGTGCCATTGGTCAGAATCTTGGCAACGATACTCTCCGTAAATATCAGCAGGCCAATGCCGTCTACGCTGACGAAGCGGCGAAACTAAAGAATACCAGGCTGAAGAATGTTCTCATGAAAGGCGACCTGACGCCGGAAGTCGTCAACAACATGCTATTCAGCAAGAACAAATCGGAAATTAAGACGCTGTATAACTCAGTTGGTCGTGTTGGCAGGGCGCAAATGCGCAATGGCATCATTGGAAAGGCGATGGAGAAATCTGGCGGATCCCCTGACCAGTTCCTTCGGCAGCTTAACATCCTGCAAAACCAGACTGGCATCACATTTAAGGGGCAGGACGCTGCTTATCTGAAAGGATTAAAAAACTACCTGCAATCCACGCAGCAGGCTGCAAAAGCGGCAGTAACAACACCCACAGGGCAGCAAACTATCCCGTTCATTATTGGGTATGGGACGGCAATGAACCCGGCGACAACTGGCGCAGCAGTAAGCTACGGACTTCTTACTCGCGCCTATGAGAGCGAGCCATTCAGAAATGCAATGCTCCGAATGGCAAACACCCCACGCGGATCAACAGCGTTTGAGAAAGCCATGCAGCAGGCACAAAAGGCAATTAACGCTATGACGCAGGGGGCTAAGTCTGATGCGTTGTCAGAATAGCTTTTCAAACACCAGGAACGTGCAAAAACCAAATATGTAGAACGCGAGGTTTATCGTATCCCTCTGCATAGGCGATACCTTTGCTGATTGTTATCTGATGTTACTGCTACTGTTGCATGTGACTGTATTTCCAAACCCTGAATTGCAGTTTGTGTAAGTGTCAACTCGTGTTGGATAGGGTTGAGTTATAACAGGCTGTCTCGCTTTTTGCTCGATCGCTTGCATTGTGTTTACAGCCTGATAATTCAATAAAGCCTGCTGGAATGCTTGGCTTTGCGCTATTTGTTGGGCTTGTTCTTGGCTTTGTAGTTGAACATAAAGATTCTGAAGCTCAAGTCTTGCCTGCGCGTCACTTATCTTGCCATCATCGACACCTTGCCCGAGCATCTTCGCAGCAAGGACATATAACTTAGGTGTTGGTGCTGATGCCATGCGTGAGTCGTTCTTCACGCTAGCATCAAGGCAATTAGCCATATCGCTAAGCTTTGGATAGCGTTGTTCGCAATTTGCCTGATAGTCGCTAACCTTTGCACACCCTGCCAGCAGAAGCGGGATAATTAACAGTGATTTTTTCATATGATTAACTCTCCTTATCTTTGCCATCATGGCACTGTTGGGTGTAAATGAGTTATTAACTCAATCGACAATATCTTCACGAAAATACTTTTTATTATTAAGATCTTTCTGATTCTAACAAAACGGAAAGTAATATGAAGAGGATTATCGGCGTCGTTGCTGGCGCTATATTGTTATCTGGGTGCGCAACTATTGTTGGTGACGAAACACAGCTTGTGCAAGTGAACAGCAATCCTTCCGGCGCGAGCTTTAAGGTAAAAGACGAATCAGGCGTGATTGTTGCGCAAGGTAAGACCCCGCAAGGAGTAACTCTTGCCAAGTCAGATGGTAGTTATTTTGGCAAAAAGAGCTACCAGATCACTATGGAGAAGGATGGGTACGAACCAGTTACCCTGCCAATCAAAGCCAATGCTAATGGTTGGTATATTGGTGGAAACCTTGTGTTTGGTGGGTTAATTGGTTGGCTTGCTGTAGATCCATTTAATGGCGGGATGTATACCTTGAAGCCTAAAGAGGCAAATGCATCCCTTATACCGTCCACAAAGCAAGACTAGTAAATGGAACCCACCATCAGGTGGGTTTTTTGTACAAATCCTTCAGCGTATCAAACACCATCTTCTTAACAAGCTCTGACTGCTCATCAGCGATGCGTTCCGCATCGTCTCGATAGCCTGAAATTTTGGATGGCCTTGATACAGCATCAGTCACTATCTGAACTAATTCTGAATTAAGAGAGCGGCCATTGGATTTGGCTCGCTGTTTTAGTTTTTCCTTTAATTCGTAAGGTAGCCGCAGATTAAATTGCGGGTCATCTCTTCCCATTCTTGATGCCTCGCTTTTGTGAGTGGATCGGCATCTTATTATCTGCTGGTTTCATCCTCAATAAGACCACGGTGGTCGTATTTTTTTTGATTAAAAATGCATCACTGCGGCAATGCTGCGGCGATTCCTTCTATCTGGAGCAAATTAAATGACAGACATTATACCTAACATTATAGTTTCCATGCCTAATCAATTGTTCACAATGTCAAGAACATTTAAATCAGTATCGAATGGAAGCATTTATATCGGGAAGCCTGATACCGATCCGACTAATCCAGATAATCAAGTGGATGTTTATTTTGAGAATGAGAATGGAAAATATATTAAGGTTTCTCAACCAATAAAAATAAGTCAAGCTGGACAACCTGTATTGAATGGTCAATTCGGTAAGTTTGCGACTATAAAAAATCACTCAATGGCGATTTTTGATGCGTATGGCTCTCAGCAGCACTATTTCCCAAATGTAATGAAATATGCTCCAGATCAGTTAAGGCAGGAATTAACCAATTTTTCTGGTGAAAATTCTCCTGGTTATGCTGACCCAAGTAATACGGTATGGGGAATTGATGCATTTTCTTCTAATGAATATGCGAAAAATAATGCTTTTTTCGGAGTTGGAGCAGGATCATCAATTATAGGTAACGAGTCAGATGAGGCTGTTGGTGCGGAAAATACTGGTATTGGTAGACGAGCCGGTGCAAGCCTTACAACAGGACAGCGCAATGTTCTACTTGGACATGAGGCTGGAGCACTGTTAACTACAGGTAGTTATAATATTTTTATTTACGCTCAAAGTTCTTCTTATGCCAACTATAAAACCGGTAGTTATAATGTAGTGGTTGGTTATAACGCTGGCAAACTATTAACATCAGGAGAGAGAAATGTTTCAGTTGGTACGGATGCTGGGTCACAAACAACAACAGGAAGAGATAACGTTGCTGTCGGTCAAGCAGCAATGCAAAATAACTCAACTGGTGGTGGTAATACCTATATAGGAGCATTCTCTGGTGCTGAGACGGGAACTGGCGGTAATAATCTTGCTGCAGGTCGCTCTGCCTTATTTAGAAATGTGGATGGTTCTGGAAACGTTGCACTAGGACGTGAGGCTTCTCTTGGTTTGTCTTCATATGGGGAATCTCCCAATAATATTGTTGCTATAGGGTATCAAGCTGCATGGTCACAGAATGGATTAAATGGTGTTGTTTTTTGTGGGATGCAAGCAGGATATAAAGCAACAAAAATGAATGATTCAGTTCTTATTGGTAGGGCTTCCGGCTTTAATTTAACAACAGGAAGTGATAATGTTTTTGTTGGTGCAGCGTCAGGAGATAGTGAGACTACTGGAACCCAATTAGTATATCTTGGACATCAAGCTGGTAGGTTTTTGATTGATGGGACACCTGCAAAAGAGAAATTAAATTGTGTAGCTTTAGGCTACCGTGCCAGAGTTGGTGGAGATCATGAGATTCAGTTAGGAAATTCTTCTCAGACAGTTTATGTATATGGTACGGTGCAAACTCGGTCTGATGAGCGTGATAAAGCAGATAAACGAATAATAGACGGAGAACTTGCTGTATCATTCGTCCGTGGAATAATCCCATATTTTTATAAGTGGGATTTTCGTGATGATTATATAGAAGAATACAATGTAAAAATTGGTGATGATTCTAATGGCAATCCGATTTTTGAAACTAGAATTCATCAACATGAAAAAGATGGCAGTAGAAAAAGGAAAAGAGAACATGCCGGGTATCTTGCACAGCAAGTTAAAGAATTACTTGATCGACTTGGAATTGACTGTGGTATATATCAAGATCATCTAGTAAACAATGGATGCGATGTAAAAACAATTGCCTACGAACAGGTTATACCGTTTGTTACAAAGGCTATAGATGTTGCATTTTCAAGGATAGAGGGGTTAGAGCAAAGATTGAACAAACTCGAAAACCTATAA